CCTTGCGGACTATGATGTTTCCGTTCTTGAGTTTAGACACTTGATCTACTGAGTAGCTAAGTGCTTCTTTAACTTGTTTAAATGTAACTGCCATTTTAAACTCCAAGTTTTGCTGCTATGCGAGTATTATAGCAAATCTTAGGGGAAGTGTCAACAAAAATTTATGGAGTTTTTGCCTATTTTCTGTTGTTTTTCACATAGTTTGTGAGCGAATCTAGGCGAAAATTGACGTGATTTAGCTTGAATTTGAGCTGATTTATCAACTCTCCTTGTTGCTGTACTATATGCTGTAACTGCTCAACGCCCATAGTTACATCTTTGATGACTTTAACTTGCCCCAGCAATGTTGGGGGTGGGGGGAGCGAAGGGTCTCTTACCCTCTTCTTCTTAACCGCATACATTTTTTGGAACATGTTACTCATCAATTATTTAGCACTTCTTCTGGTTTCCCCTCACCAATATTTACACCTAGCTTTTGCAACGCTTGCCCGATTTGTGTAGGGGATGCTTTGTAAAAGTATTCAAAAAGTTCAAAGAAGGTTTTACTAGTGTTGAAACTGTTTTTCTCCACTGATTGAGTGGAGTTATTTAAAATCACTCTTGAGTTCATCTGATCTCGCGGTTTTAACCCACGCACGACAATAACGCTTTCATCCCACGCGAGATTGGCAGGATCTTTCATATACCCTTTAACATGAGTCATTTTAGGGTTTTTGGGTTTTGCTGAATAGTTAGCGACGAGGTAGATTTGTTTTTTGCTGTTCATGTAGTTACACGCTTCTATAGTTTTAACCGATTTGTGAGAGCTCAACTAGTGTAGCTGAAAGATTCACTTCAAAGTCTGCCACTAACGCATGGTTCACCAGCCCCTGCCGTAAAATCAATATTGCGGCATCTTGCCCTTCTGGCGTGTCACTCCACATGTCTAGATTGTCGTAGCACCAGCGGAAAAACTCATCAACTTCTTCTTGCCTAATGTTGCTGCAGATTAGTGTTCGTGCCTCACGCACTTTACCCTCTTTAAATAACGCAACTGCATCCAGTTTGAAGTCCGATGATCCCTTACCTGATGACAGCGGGGCAGTCAATGCCCCTGACGACGAGTTCATCTGCAGTAAGTTCAAGCATTTACGCAAGTCAGGATAAGTGGATTTCACATAACTGTCTAGAGTGTCAATGTCAAACTCAATATTTTCTGTCACTAGCACAGTAGCTACACGAGCAGTAAACTCTGTATGATCAATCTTGTCAATATGAAATCCTTGACATCTGCTGTGTAGCGCAGGGATGATTTTGTTTGGATAGTTACAAGTTAGGATGAATCGTGAAGTGTCAGCATATTTCTCCATCAAACCACGCAATACTGCCTGACCGTTTACAGTAAGATAGTCGGCCTCGTCAAGTAGCACGACCTTAAAAGTTCCAAAAGGCAAAGTGCTGACAAAACCTTCTACTGTGTTTTTAATGTAGTCAACACCGTTGTCCCGTGATGCGTTGATTTCTTTGACATCAAATGGATCAACTCCAATCTGGTTAATCAGAATTTTAGCCAGCGTTGTTTTGCCAATACCCGCACTACCTGAAAATAACAGATGTGGAATAGTCTTTTTCTCAATCCAAGAGTTGATCTGCTCACGCTGGGCGTCGTCAGCAAACACATACCCATCAACCGTATCTGGCCTGTATTTTTCTACCCATAGTTTATTCATATGCTACACCTCTAGTTAAATAGTTCTCAACAAGTATAGCATATGTTAGTGGCAAGATGCTAGACAAATGGCTATTACAGTGGGCGGCCCATTGTGTCGTCAGAAACTGGCTCGTCTGACACCATCAAAATGTCAGCGTTATCAACACGGCGGATTTCATGCTCTCCGGCACTATCCTCGATTTTAATGCCACGAGTCCATCTACCGTGTGCTACGCAGATATACTCGCCAACTTTGACATCAACCTGATCTGGGCCTACAGCAAAGACTCTACCCCATCGTGGGCGGATACCTTGAACTTTTCCGTTGTCACTTGGAATATAAATCCCTGCCTTAGTAAATCTCTCGTTGAATGCCATATCTTCAACCAGCACATGATCTTTTATTGGTTTGAGCGTAGTGATTTTAATAGGTGCCAAGGCACTAGGTAATGCTGCTGTCAAGTTATTTTCTCCTGGTTTAAAATCTTTGAACACCGTTTGCCTTATTGGGCGGAAGTTTTGCGGTTTGTGTCACCACCTTACTTGGAGCAACAGAGTTAGCTAAGTTGCCGCGAATCTTGGTTGCTGCGAACTCTTCAGCACCAGGCGCACCGTATTTTGGAGTCATATCAGCAAAAGTAGTTGGGGCAGGCTCTACTGCAGGAGCAGGCACTACTTCAGGCACCACCTCATCAGCTACCACTGGTGGTGTTTGACGCGGAGCAACTGGGGATTCAACATTGATAATCTTTGGGGGCAGCATTTTTACTGCCTCTGCTGGTGGCAATGGTGTTGGAACCACTACTACTGGCTCAGTAAAATCTTCTTCATCTAACCCAGAATTTTCACTTATAATGATAGCTTCATCAACTTTTGCTGGCATTACTGGCACTTGCTGAACTGTCGGCAATGGATTTACAATCGGTGCCGGTGCTTTACCAAGATTTTGCATTTCTTCAGCAGTCATTTCTTGAGCAACCGGAGTATTCAGTGAGTAATACTCTTTCATAAGTTGGTCACGAGTTTTGACAATTTTACCACCCGCTCCAAGCTGGTCGCCCCTAGCGTTGACTTTCATATTTCCAACTGCAATAACTGTCTCATTTTTAAGTCTGATGGCATCAATATCTATCTTTTTGCCCATTGCTGACTGGTATGCATTTCCCATAATATCTCCTACTTGTATTATCTTATATTTAGCCGTGCAAGATGCCTGCTACTTTAAAAAATCTGTTATGTCAAGGTCATAGTATAGTGAGTTGATCTTGTGGATTCCGATCAAATATAAGCAATAAGATGCTGTTGAACTACCGCGACCCACCCCCCATACTACATTGTGTTTCCTAAAAGTATCAACCAAATATTTCATAAACTGAAGAACCACTAACATATCACGATCTTGGAACATCAGCAACTCTTGCCCAACTCGTTGTATCTCATCTTCAGTTTTACATTGATCAAGCAGCCATTTTGCTATGTCTAAATCCTTGTATTCTTGGGGCATGAACCAAGAATCTTGATTATGCTTGTCAAAATCTGCTATTTTTTCTTCAATAGTTTGGCATTCTGATTGAAACTGGTGGTATTTTTCTAATAGAGCATGCTCATAATAAAGCTGTTTGACACTTTGGTTAAACGTTTCTGGATCATCTACTTGAACATCTGCCAGATTTACCCTAGGATTAGTGTAAATGATATCGCATAAATCGTCTGCGGTGTTATGCAATACCCCAAAAGCGTCTATTTGCATTACTTTATATCAATAATGTTTTTAAACTCTGCTGATTTCTCAGCCATTTCAGCCATCATTTTTTCTTGCCGCAATCTGATCTCATACTGGTAGTCTTGAATCAGTATGTTTAGCTGGCCAACCGCATCTCTCATACCCATACGATATGCCATTGAAAGTTTTTTGGTAAGGTCAGCATGCTTTTTACTCAACTCGTCTGCTGTCAACACAGACAAATCACCTGCTAAAGGATGGACTGACATTTAAATATCTCCTGCGGCACGATTCTCTGCTCGTTCTGCTGAAAAGACACCGCCCGGGTATCTAGATTGAAGTTTTGTGACATTGTCAGCAATAACTTGGTTGGGGTCTACTCCAATAGCACGGCAAGCATTTGTCCAGTACCAGATTTGGTCTCCCAACTCTTTGGCCAAGTGAGTGCGAATTTCGTCTGTAAGCGGCTTACGATGGAACACTAGCTTTTTTACAATCTCACTGAACTCGCCCGCCTCACCGCCCATCCCCATTGCTGCCGTCATCAACAGCGCGACATTGATGTCTAGATTGTCCATTTGAAGGTCTTGAATACTGCGAACGAATGATCCTGTATTGTTGGACTCCTCGCTTGTAATAGCGTCTACGAACTGGGTGTATTTGATTAAATCAATCTGTGTCAAAATAAATCTCCTGAATAGTGTGCTGTATGATAGCAGACTCAGTCAGGAGATGTCAACTGTT